TAGAAAATAACGAAGAAAAAAATAATTAAATAATTAATCTTCAAAAGCTAAATTAAAGTTGGCTTTAGTAGGCATAAGTTCTCTATTATTCAAACCATTATTGATTTTATTTTTATTTTCATTTAAATCTCTTGAATTTATATTAAAATTTTCTAAACGATTATCTCTTGAATAATCTTCTCTAGAAATCATATTATTATTAAATCTATAGTTATTTATTTCATGATTTTGATTAATTTTAAGTTCGGAAGATTCAAAAAATCTTTGGGGATTTGCTACTTGAAAGTTATAATTCATAGAATTATTTAAACTTAATTCTCTTTGAAGTAACATATTTTGATTTTTACTATCTTTCATAAGATCTTCTTTTTTATACATATTACAGTTATCATTATTTAGTTTTTCTTGGAATTTTTTTTCAGTATCTTTTTGTGACAATTCTAAATTTTGTAAAAAATTGTTTAGATTACTATAATCCATTAAATATATTTATTAAATTTATTATTTTTTTTGAACCAATAATTCTTTAATTTCTCGTAGTTCTCTTTTTAAATCTTCAATTTCTGTTTTTGTTAATGAATCATAGTTATCTTCAATATTTACTTTGTCTTGTTCAATATCTTCTTTTGAAAAAATATAAATTACACCATTATAAACTAGCTTTACCGTTTTTGTTGTAACCCACCAAATAACACCTGATGTAATTTCTAAAATGTAATTAGTTAAAAAAAATAAATACATTGTGATTTATTTATTATAATAGTAAAAGATTTAAGCAAATATATTATTTAATAAATTAAATTAAAGCTAAGCATAAGTGAAACAATCACGAAGTAACACATAAGATAAGCAGAAGACTAAACAATCGATAAGATAATCAATATCCACCTCTAAGTCTTAAAACTAAATGAAGTGTACTTTCTTTTTGAATATTATAATCAGCTAATGTTCTTCCATCTTCAAGTTGTTTTCCAGCAAAAATTAATCTTTGTTGATCTGGGGGGATTCCTTCTTTATCTTGAATCTTAGCCTTAACATTGTCTATAGTATCAGATGATTCAACATCAAGTGTAATAGTTTTACCAGTAAGTGTTTTAACAAAAATTTGCATAATTATTATATATCTAAGTTATATTTTTTTTATAATGTTTTTGGTATATCAAATTTTATTCAAATAAATTTTAGAAATAAATTTGACTAATTAACTAAAATCCAAAAAAATCCAAAAAATTTAATAAATAAGTCAATTTGACTAAACCAGTGAAACAATTATGTTCTATTATTCTAATGATACAAATACTAAAATATTTAAATAATTTATCAAATGTAACCAAATCATTTACATTATTTTTCTTATTAATAGTAGTAATACCTATTACCATAAAATATTTATATTATATAACAACAAGGTTTGAAACAACAATAACTATAAAAAATAAATACAAAAAATTTAATTTACCAGAACATGATTATGATGATTTACTTATTATAGAAGATACTAATGGTGTTAGTTATTATGTAACAAATTTATTTTTTAAATTAGATTTCAATAAAGAAGAAGATTATAAAAATTTGGAAATTGGAAAAACATATAAACTAAAGGGATATGGTATTACTAATCCATTTTTAAAAAGATTAAATATTCATGAAATAGTGGAAAGATTAGATTAATAAATCTATTAAACTAAATTAAAGTAGTTTAAAAGATATTAACATTATAAACACCGAGTGGGCTATTAATTTTTAATTTATTAACTAAAATATCTTTTAATTCATTAATTATTACTTGTTTTTCATAAATACTTTTTTGTTTATTTAGGTCAATACCTTCTAATACGTTTTGATTAAATTTCATATTTTGTAAAGAATTATCAAATGTATTAGTTTGTTCATAATCATCTAATTCACTAAATTCACTAGGTACAATTGTTTCAATATTTGAAATATCACTAACACCCATTTTATTCTTAGAAATTACTGATACTCTATAAGGAATTCCATTTTCTAAATTTTTAACCATATATTCCAATAATTCACTTGGGTCATAAAATGAATATATTTCTATAAAATCATTAATTGTTGGTGTTGTAACAACAATATAATATTTAATAATTTCACTCTTTGATTCAGGTTTAATCCATGTTATTTTTACAAATTTATTTCCCTTAAAACCTTTAATTTTGGATTTAGATGGTCTTAATTTATTATTATTAATTTTTTTATTATAATTCCATTTGCATGCTTCACTATAGCAATTATTACATATATTATTACATTGTGTATCACTACAATTTAAATTTGTATCATTTGAACACAATTGTCTACATTCAAATAATGTGTTACCTGACGGAATAAATGTACATCTATTATTTGCTTTTTGAATATCATTATAAATATTTAAAACTTGGTCTCTTTTTTTATTTTTAAAAACATTTACAACTATTGAATCTATAATAGTATCACTTTCTTCATTAATCAAAATATTTTCATAATTTTTCCCTACATTATCTTCCAAATTATTATAAAATTCTTCATATAAATCTAAACTTAATTCACTAGGAAGGTTTTGATTAATAAATAATTCCATAAATTCGTAGTTTAAAACTTCATAAAAATATTTTAAATCTACCTTTATTTGTTGAAATCTAGATATGTTGTCTTTATCTTTATAAATAATCATATAAATATTATTTTTAATTTGGTAAATTGGATCAGTCTTTAATGTTTTTGTTCCTGATATAAAAATTAGAACATCGCCATATTTACTAAAATTTCTATAAATTCTATTTATTTGTTCAATATCTAAATATTTAAGTTTTATAAAATTCAATAAAGCTTCATTGTTAACACCAAAAATATAATACATTTTACCATCTAATTCTTCTTCATATGTTTTATTATTAAAAACCAAACCTCTATATATTATATTTTCAACCTTAGAAATTGTAATAAAGTTTTTAATGAAATATGAAATATTTTCGGTTGCCAATTTTTCCTTAAATTCGTCCATTTTTACTAAATTAGCTTCAGTTTGTCCAACTATAAATGTTACATTATCTGATGTTTTTGTTTTTAATTTAATATTTAAACTGCTAGTTTTTGGTGCCATAGTTAAATAATTTTGTCTTTCAAATATTGGTCTAGTAACAAGTTCTTCATCTATAACAGCGGTAGTTCCATATACCAAAGTTGATGATGTTGTCATTATTTCAGGTGATTGTGTTGTAACAATTTCTGATTGTGTGGTAGGTACTAAATTAAAATTTTCAATAAATGAATCTAAACTTATATTTATATGGTTTACATCACTATTATTTAAAACATAATTTTCCATTACTAATAAATCTGATATATAGAAAGATGTATCACCATTTTCATCATCCCCAAATTTAAGATTTGTATTTAAATCACTTGGTAAAGTATAATTTACGTTATTACCATAAGTAATTTCACTAGTGTTTTTAAATACCTTAATTTTATTATGTTCAAATGTAAGAGTAATAATATTTGGATTACTATTAATATTTAAACTTCTTACATGAATATCATTATAATATAATTTTAATGTACCATTGTCATGCTCTAATTTTACGTTTAATAATTTAAAAATTATAAAACTATTTGATAAATCACCAGGAATCATTAAATTAAAACTAATACTAAATAACCCTCCAACTAATACTTTATTTTTAAAGTTGATTGTTCTTTGACTATTATTTATAACGGCCATAATTTTATCTAAATTTGTATATGTAATATTATTAGTGTCAACTATATCCCATGATGGTATATTATTTGATACAGAACCTAAATCTCCATTTAAACGCCATATATAATAATTAGCACTTAGACTATCAAACACACTAGAATCAAAGCTTGATAATGAATCTAATGATTCTAATGAAGCTAAAGAACTTGTTGTTGATGTAGCAGGAGCATTAGTGTAATCAATAATTTTGGATAAACCACTTATATAACTATTATATTTAAGAATATTGTTATTATTTATATATATATTTGAATCATCTTTTACGTAAGTAGTTGATGAATTATAATTACCAAGTGATTTATTACCAATAATTCTTATTCTATTATCAGAGTTTGTATAGAAAAATCTAAAGGTGTTTGAAAAAACATTTTCAATAGAAGAACTACTTATTGATAATATACTATTTCCACCATAATTAGAATTTCCTAAACAAATAACATTATCATTATTTTTTTTCACAAATAATATAGCTCCACCTTCACTATCTCCATTTACATATACGTCTTTTACATTAATGATTTCTTTATTATTTGCTACATATCCATGAGTTTGAAGACCCCAAACAAAGGCTGTATCATCATTATTTACAGCAATAAAGCATCCATAATTTGAATATAATTTTTTTATATTTGTTCTTAAATTTGTTGATGGAGCACTAACAACATAATCATTATGTCCAAATGTATATATATTACCATTAACATCTAATAAACAATAAGCTCCATTATTAGTTTCTACATGAATAATGTGTGATAATGAACTTTTTTGTGTTACTAAGTCGCCTAAATATTGTGTATTACCACAAATTTCAACATTATTATTTGTTCCATGAATAACAATAAATGATTCGGAGTTTGCATATACACATTTGGCAAGTGTCAAATTTTCAACTAAATTTTTATTTAATATATATTTTGGATGATTTGTAAAACATTTTATTTTTTTTTGAATATTTCCATCAATTTCCATGTCATAAATAACAATGAAACTATTGTCATTAGAATATACATTACTTACATTTCTTAATTCATTAAGTGATGAGGGTAGAGGTATAGTACCCCATGACAAAATTTTTCTTTCACTAGAATAAATCACTAAAAATGTATTTTTATTACTAAAAACTTGTTCAACATTATTTCTTAACAAACTTGTTATCATACTTGGTATTAATCCACCTTCTATAGAGTTGCCCCAACAATATATGTTTTTATCAGAAGTTAAAGCAGTATAAGCACTATTTGTTGAATAAACATTTACAATAGTTTTAGATGATAATTCTGTTTGTATTTCTGTAGGAATATTTCCACCAAAAGTAGGATTTCCAAAACATCTAATATTTCCATCACTTAGTAAACAAAATGATTCATGATTTTGATATAATTTAGTTGAAGATGATATATCTTCTGTTGGAAAATTTGATATAGAATCACCAAAGTAATTTAATTTATTATTATTTTGTCTAAAAACAAAATGATGTTTATTTGGTGTTTCAAAGATTGAACCATTATATGTAAGAACACCTAGATTTTTACCTAAAAATTTGTTATTATTTAAAATAATTTGTTTTATTGAATTAAAATTTGTAAATGATTCTTTACTATTTTTTATATTATTTCTATTAAAATAGTAGATTAGAAATAAAATTATTATTAAAACTAATAATAGTAAAATATATATCATTAAAATATAACTAGAATAAATTTCTGGAATACAATCACAAAACAATAATAAAATTTATATAGAAATATAAATAAATTATCGAAAATAGATAAACCTTTTGAAAAATAGATAAAAATATAAAAAGCTATTAATTAATAATAAAACTTTAAAATACATTTACAACAAGTGATTGTGTTGGTACTTTTATTTTAAGTTCTTCTCTTAATATGTTTTTCAAATCTTGTATAACACTTTTTCTTTCATAATTTGAAGCTTGTTTCTTTAAATCAAATGTAATACCTTTTGTTTTATAATAATTTTCAATAGAATTACTATAAGAATCGTTATTTTCAATTTTTAATTCGGAATTCTTATTTGGTACAATAGTAATTTTATTTGATTTTTTACTAACACCAATATTATTTTTTGCAAATATATAAACATCATATGGTTTCTCATTTTCTAAATCTGAAATTAAATATTCACATAGTTCTCTATTATCAAATAATGAATATATTTGTAAATAATCGGTATCAATAGGTGATGTAATAACAATATAATATCTTAGAATTTCTGATGGAGAATTTGGTTTCATCCATGTTAATTTTACAAGTGAATCACCAGCAAAACCTTTGACTTTGATATGGTCGGGTGATAATAAATCAATATTAATTTTCTGTTTTATTGTCCATAAACAATTATTGCTATTACAATTTTCACAAATTAAATTACAATCAATAGTTGAACAATTTGGTAAGTTTTTACATGTATCTTTACATTGGAATAATGAATCACCAAAAGCATCAAAATTACATCTAATTAATGATTGTGAAGATTGATTAACAGAGTATTTTAATCCTTTATAATATGCTTCTATTTCTACATTCAATGATGAAGCAGATTCTTTGTTGTAAACTATATTTTTATAATCTGGGACAACTTTACTTACTAATATTTTATTGATAAATTGATTAATATAATTACTATTATTGGAATTTATTGATATGGAAACCTCTTTGTTATACTCATAAAATATATTGAGATCATATTTTATGTCTTCAAAAATATATTTATTTGTTGTTAAAACATTAGCTTCTTCTTGGTCTTTATACAAAATAGAAAAACATACATTTTTAGCACCAAATAATCCCATTGGTTCATTGCCTGCGTCTTTACCTAATACAAATAAATATAATGGACCATCAATATTTTTATGTAATTTTTCAATAGAAGAAATATTTAAATACTTATGTTTTTTATAAAAGTGGTTTTTGATATTTTCGTTTCTTAAATCAAACATATAACTTACAAAATTATTAACAACTTTATAATAACATGGCATTCTATCATTTAAAATACTTTTTGAATCAAAATCTAATCCAACAATAAGTTCAGAAGTTATATTATTTATTGTTGAATATTTTTCATCTACAGTTGATAGTTTCCTATAATAATCTTTTATGTTATTTACAGTATCAAAAACATTATTTGGACCATTATATGTTTTAGTTTTTATAAAAAGACTATTTGTGTTTACAATATTTATTATCACAATAATTTCACCAATATCTTCACATCTTCCAGGTTGTGTTGATGTATTACCAACAAGTTTTCTTGTTTTTGAACAAACAGGTAAATCAGCACATGTTCTATCTTGTGTTCTACTATGGGGATTCAATATATATTGTGTATCTGGATTACACATTGTGAGTTCGTCACAAACTCTATCTTCACCAGGAATTCCAATAATATAATCTAAATTAACAAATTCGTTTGATATAAATTCAGTATCTGGATTACATATTGTTGCCTTAACGAATTCATTATCATTACCAGCAAAAAACATAGTTCCTACATTAAAGTGTCTTGATTTATAGTATTCAACTGGATTAGGATTTTCTGAAACAAAATCTAATTGCAAATCTCGTCCTATACTTAAAATATTTCCTACTGTGGCAGGTGTTTTTACATAAAATTGTCTACCCGAATTAATTATATATCTATTTGCTTCTGATATATTTGATATATTATCTATTAGGGTTTTGTCAATTTGTATTTGACTTAACATTGATGTTGTTGGAACACCTAATCCAATACTACGATATAATGTTTGAAAAAAATATTCCCTTTTTCTTAAAACAAATATTAGTAAAACAAGTACTAATAAAATTAAAATTATTTTAATCATTACTATAATAATATAATAAATTATAAAAAAAATATTTACAAAATAAAACAACAAACTAATTATAATTATTAATACATAAATTAACATTAATATAATAATATTGGGTTTATAATTATAAATTTATAATGTTATGTAATTTGTATTATGACATATTACCATTATCCATTTTAATAAATGATTCAAATATTGGCATTGAACTAGTTGACATTGGCATTGAACTAGTTGACATTGGCATTGAACTAGTTGTCATTGGCATTGAACTAGTTGACATTGGCATTGAATTAGTAGGTACTGGCATTGAACTAGTTGTTACTTGACCTGGCGGGATTAGGCTACTAGTTATTACTTGACCAGTAGTACATGATGAGTCTATTTCAGTAATATAATTGTAAATTTTGTCAGAAGTATATTCGCCTGTAAGAGAATCGTAATCTGGGACAGCTGCTACATATTGTCTAAAATTACCATCAACACATCTTTCAGGTTCGCTAAAGTATCTACAATCAGCATCTCTTCCTAGAGTATATATATTACCCATTACAGCTTCTTCTTTTCTATATTGATTTATCCTTCCAGCAACAGAAGGGTCTTGTGGGTAAACATCTGGGTATGTTTCATTACATCTTGAAATATTAGTACATTGTAAATTACTTTTATATTTTCCTATTGAATAAATATGTGTTGTATCACTAACTAAGTCTGGTAATTTTGAAACAAATTGATTATCTATACATTCTGATATACTTACACAATTTGGTATAACACTAGTATCAGTTCCAGTTATGTTACTTGGATTATAATTTGATTCAAGTAATTCATTGTAATTACTTATATATTCACTATCACTACAAACAATTGGTGTAAAAATTGATGGTGTAGTAGTTGGTGGTAGAGAGGTAGTAGTTGGTGGGAATGCTGTAGTAGTTGGTGGGAATGCTGTAGTAGTTGGTGGGAATGCTGTAGTAGTTGGTGTTAGAGAGGTAGTAGTTGGTGGTAGAGAGGTAGTAGTTGGTATTGGTATATCATCAATCAAATAACGAAATTCGGGTTTTATTGGAAGTTTAAGCATTAAACCCATTCCCCAACCATAGTCTGAAGTATTTATTCTTGTAACTGTTATTGTATTTCTATTAAATGTTAATTTAAATGTATATCCAAAAGTGTCATCAGCATTCCAATTGCTTCTGTCTAAAATATCAATATTTTGATAATAATGTAAATTTGGAACTATAATAACACTAGATATTTTTGTTTTTTTTCCTTCAGAAGCTAGTAAATTACCTATATGAATAATTAAAAATTCAGGTAATACAGTAGATGGTCTTTGTACAGCATAAGCATATTCACTTTTTAGTGGTAATTCAAAATTTAAATTTAAATTCCATCCAGAATTAATATCTATACGAGTAACTGTTAAACTAGTTTTATTGTTTTGTTTTACTTCAAATATATTATCGGATATAGAATAATTATAATTTTGTTGTTCTATTATTTTTCTATCCCAATTAAATTTATTAACTATTTCACTTATTTCATAATATTCTAAATTTGCTATACCTGAAATTGTTTTGGAAATGGTTGGACTCGACCCTACACTTATTTGTATACTTGGTTGTAAATTTGCGTCAATATCTGGAGGTATTATACCTGGTTCTTCTTCATTATTTGAACTCCAAATTAATATAGAATCTTTGTAAATTTCTAATTCACCTTGATTATTTAATTGGAAATTATCTCCTAAAACAGTGTTATTTGATTGATATAATAATGTTGAACCATTAAAAATTTGTATTTTACCATTGAATTTGAATTTTATATTTGTTGATACAGTTGATAATGGAAGTGTATTATTGGAAAAATTATAACTTGAATTATCGAATACAAAACCTGAATTGTAATGTGTTTTCATATCAAAAACAATATTTTTATTAGGTTTAACATGTATATGTGGGTATGTTTTATAATAATTGTCTAATTCATAATCTAAATTAATAGTTCCAGACCCTGAACCATACCTATTAGCTAAATAATCTTTTACACTTTCTAAAATAACTGAATTATCTGTTGTTTGGGTTTGAATATAAAATATTTCTGCTACATTACAAACCGATGTTTCACCTGATAGAGAACCCTTATTTAATGTTAAAATGCTATTTTCTCTCAAATTATAAGCTGTTGTATTATCAAATGCTGTTGTATAATTTGTATCTTGTAAAAATTTATGTTGATATGTTATTTTTGAACCATTAACAGACATAAGATTAATTACAAATTTATATTGATTTGCTGAAGATATAATTTCAGTATTTTTTTTCCAAGCGTCAACCAAATATAATCCATTATATTTATTAGCCCAATGACCAAATACAAAATTATCTAAATCTGATTGGAAAATTCTTTTCTGTTGAGAAGTGTTTTCTGTATAATCGTATCGTGAAACGGTAAATAATATAAAATTATTACTATTATCAGATTTTTTACCAATTTTTATTTCTTTAAAATCAAATGAGTTAGTTTGTAAAAATTTCCAATATGGTATTCCATTATAATCACCAGTTCTATCAATTTTAACATTATTATCATTAAAAAATAATGCATAATCTTTATATCTAACATAATTATTTACATCATTTGTTTGAAAACAAAATGAATAGTTTGATTCAATATTTGATATTTCTGGGGGAATACCACATCTTACATATTTATGGTTTGTGTCTTCAGGAATACTGGAATTTGTTACTTTTAAATAATCGCCTTGCCATGATTTTATTTTGAAAAAACCATCATATTCGGTTTGCTCTATTTTAAATCCATCATCATTTGTCCATGCCGATATAATAGCATCAGTTGTATTTGTAGCTTTGTCAGCAGAAGTTCTATGTAAATACACCTTATTACTAATACTTGAAGGGTTTTGTTCTCTATTTGATTTAATTAAAAATTTATTATTTACATTTGATTCAATCTCCCAAGTAACATTCGAATGTGTTGGAATTTGATTTACTAGTCCATCTATTGATGAGACAGTAGAAATACGTTTTTCATCAGGGTCACCACTAAAATGTGATCTATAAAGATGTCTTCCCTGATATGCGCTAACAATTTTCACTGTCTTTCCAATATAGTTGTCAATTTTAACACTATTTTTCCTAATAAACAAATTACCTTTATTATTTATTATCAAGAAATAACCATTATTTTGCATAATAACTTTGCTTTCGTTTGAACCTAAATTAAATTCATATATTCCGTCTGAAGAAGATATAGCATTATGATTTAAATAAGACCAAACTTTTGAATGTACATTTTTATCAAGAATACTTAGTTCTCTTAAATTAAGAAGTAATCCAGGTATTGTATTTGATGATTTAAATACTAAATTATTATCATAATATATTTTTAAATGACCATCAAATATTAGTTTATGAACACCAGACCTACTTGTATTTGTTGTTTTTGTGTCCCATACTTTATAAGTTTCCGTTTCATCTATTGAAAATGAAAATGAACCATCAACAGCTTGCTTATTTGCCTTTATTAAATTACCATCCTTTAAGGCAAGGTGGTTACCAGTATCACTATCTATTAATATAATACCACTATAATATTCATTAGGTGTAATATGTTTATATAGTTCATATGCTTCATTATCATCTAAATCATAGTTTGAGAAACGTAAATCACATATCATACCTTCTAAATTATTTGTTCCATCATTATTACATCCAATTACTAGTGTATCATCACTTGCGGCACTTAAATTTAATGGTATTTTTTCATTTCCAGGATTATTATGACCTGGTAAAATTAAGATTTCTTTTCTTCTTACACCATTAACATAAATACGTTTCCCTTTACCAAGTTCATAAACAAATGAAAAATGTATAAATTTCTTTGAATTTATAACACATTCATCTTCATTAAGTTTTATAAATATTCTACTTCCTACAAATGCAAATCTAATATAATGGTCAGAACCAATTATTTCTCTTCTAATAATAAGAGAAGATCCATTACCTTTATTGTCTCCTAAAGCCATAATATAATTTAAATTATTTATTTTTTCAAAGCATACAAAGCAAGAAACACTAAATGAGCCATTGTTAATAAATGAATTCTTAAATGAATTATCTAATCTTAGAAATTTATTGGGACCTTGGAAATTACATGCACCATCATAAAATCCCATTGTATATGAACCATTATTTTGTAAAGTATATTGTTGATCTGAAAAAAAATCTCCATAATCATAATTATCATTAAGTATATCATTTCTTAGAGGAAAATACAGGTATTTTTTTACATAATTACATAAATATAAATCGTATATTTGTCCAGTTAAAGTATTTATGGGTGTTTTCCATACTGGTTGGGTTCCAGTAGATTCGCTAAGTAAACGCCCTATTTGAAGTTTTGGATTTGTTAAATCTAATGTTAATGGGTCTTTGTTATTATCAGTACCAGAAATATTTGTATGAGTAGCTTTTTGTCTGTCAATATATATTGAAAATTCACCATAATTATCTCTTGTTTTATTTGTATTGTCATCATTTAATTTATCAAAATATTCATAATTAGCTATTAAATGATACCATTTGTTTGGTATCAATCTTTTATTTGTTTTATATTCTGATCCAGTAAATGTTAATTTAACTTCTCCAGTTTCTAATACAGAAAATACTAAATTTTTATAATATCCAGCAGGATCAGATGTATCATTATTTAATGTTGTATTACTTCCTCTAAAAGATGCTATTGTTTGTTCACCAACTAATTGATCAAGTTTTATCATTAAACTTATTGAAAATGATTTTCTATCAAATATTCTCCTTGAAATTTCATGTAATTCTAAATATTTCGTTGAATGAAAATGAGCATAGTTATGATTTATTATAGCATTACCTTCTAAACTATTTATATTATCTTCATAACTTGCAAAATTATAAATATTTGATGTATTTAAATTAATTAAATTATTATTTTTTAATGGATAATGAAGTTTCATTTCAAATTCTTTAAAAGCATCAAAAATATTTGTATAAGTGCTTTTAATACCTAAATTATACATTTGTGTGCCTAATGAGTATTTTATCGTTGATGTACTTGAAGTATACATTGCACCTATTGTAAATAGTTTATTTGCATTAACATCATTTACTTGGAAAGAATCTGTTTGATTATTACTATTTAAATTTTTACCATTAAGATATATTGTTTTTCCTATTCCATTCTCAAAAGAAAATGTTAAATGATACCATGAATTCCTAGTAAATCTTTTAGATGTATCTAGATCATTACCATAAAACCCAAACCTTATTTTATTATTATATGATTCATTACTACTTTTGAATAAATGAATATTAAATCTACTATTATTGTTATTAATACCATCATCAGCATCAAAACCAAATAATGCCTTTTGTGTATTATCACTATCTAAATAATTAAATTTTACCCAACATGATAAACTAAATGATGAATTATTAAAAATTCCTGTGAAATATTTTTGACTATTGATATTTGTTTTTAAATAATGATTATCACTAAATAATATTATTCCATTAGATACACTTAAATCACTATTAGTTTTTACTAATTCCATATTAAAATTACTGTTTTCATTATTTGTAATATTATTTAGATTTGTTGATAAAGGTATTAATGTTTTTAATGTGGAAATATTTTTGATTTCTTCTTCATTTAAAGCATAATTTGATATTTTTAAATCAAATAATTTTCCTTTATAATGTGTGACTGAATTATTAAATTGACTTCTGCCCAAAAAAAATTCTGAACCATCATCTACTAATAAAGGATATGTTTGTGTATTTTCTGCATTCAACCTACCATTAATATAAATTTTTTTTCCAACATTGATATCAAAAACACATGTAATATGTGTCCAAACATTTTTTTTTATTGAACCTTCAGTAGTGTCTAAATCATTGTTCCAAAACCCAAATTTTAATTTTGTTTTATTATCTATAGATGTTATATGTAATATTATATGTAAGTTTTTGTTATCAGCTCTATCTTTATAATAATTTAAAATATGCCTTTTACTGGTACCAGAAGTATTAAATAATGTTGGATACATCCAAAATGATATAGAAAAGCTTGTTCTATTAAAATAATGGTTTATAAAACCTGAGTTTGTTGGATTTGAAATATATGTGGGATAATTACCACTAGTTATGTCGCCAGTAAAATCTGCTACCCCAGTTGACATATTTACACTTTGTCTATTAAAGCTTAATTCCATTAAAGAGTTATTATTTATTGTTGATTTCAAACCATAAGTATTATCTTTTAAACTCAAATTTAATGTTGAATGTCCTAATTCTTTTGCCTTTTCTGGACTTATAGCATAATTAAAAAGTCTTAGATCAAACATATTTGCATTTAAATAATTTTGAACTAGTTGTCTAACACCAATTGAAAATTTATTTGAAGGCATACCAGATAAATCTAGTGGGTCTCCGCCTGAACCATTTAAAGTAACTTCTTCTCCATTAACATATATAAATTTGCCTACATCTAATTTATATACAAATGAAACATGATTCCAAGTGTCTTTAACAATTACATGTTGCGAAGTTGTTACATCATTGCCAAAAAAAGCAAATTTAAGCTTAAATCTATTACTTGTTGAAACATAATTGTTTAATAATATATATAATTCTTTGTTTGTGGTTCCAGTATTAAAAAAATTAAATAAACACATCTCGGAATTTGCTTGTGGTTTAATCCAACATGATATTGTAAAAGACCTTTTATTGAAAATATTTTTTAAACTATTACCGAGTTTTAAAATTTTATTATTCCTAAAATCAGCAAAATGATGAGGTATGCTATTTGTTACATTAAATACTTGGTTTGTATCACCACTAAATGTCAAATCAGATGAAGGGAAATTGTTAGTTCCTATTGAATAATTTGAATCATAATTTAAATAAGTTTTACCTACCATTAATGGATAATATAATTCTATTTTACTTATATTATTAATTTCTTCAGTATTTAATGTATTATTTGTTATATAAAAATTTTTCATTATTCCAGAATAGGGACCAATTTGACATATTCTATTTTCCTTTACTATATTATCTAAATTTACAGCTAAATCTGTATCATCAGAACTAGAATTATATTCTTCAGTGTTTGTAATTAAATTACCATCGATATATAATGCCTTATTAACTCTATTTGTATAAACATATGTTAAATTGTATAATTGGTTATAATTTATTAAATAGGGTGTTGTATAAAATCCCTTATTATTGTGATGTTTTACAAATAATCTTCCAGTACCCATTTTATCAATGTATGTATTAGTTGTATTAACTGTGAATTCCATACTTGTTACTGTTATATCATTATATGTTCCATAATCAATTACATGATTATTATTATATTTGAAACTTATTCTTGCACCATTTAATCTATCTTTATAATCAGTTCTATTATAAACCTTGACAGATGATATAGAACTTAATGATATAGGGGTATTCCATACACATTTCCACCATGGGTTACTTTCAGTTTGAGTATGTGTTACTGAACCATTAGACCATAAACCACTTGTGTTTCCATCAACTGCTTTATCAGCAGAACTAATTGTATAAGCTGTTGAACTTTGACTAACACTATTTGTCATAGTTCTACATAAATTATTTCCTGAAGAATCAATTACCTCAACCTCAGCTAAACTTAATACTTTTCCTTCTTCTGGAATAGTAATATAGATTTCATCAACTAAAGCATTTGATTGATGTTGAAAGCCAATATGTAAAGCCTTACTATTGGGACTATCTTTATGACCGATTTTAAATAATGTATTTACATAAGGTGTATTTGCTTTTTGAAGTTTTATATCAAATGATACAGTAAAAGATGATTCATGGAATATATCTTTAATACTATCAAAATTAAATAATATCTTTTTATCATTTGAAGATATAGGCATTAAAGCACCTTGATCAGTAATAGAAGCTCCTTGATTATTTATATTTGGATTTAAACCGATTGAAGAATTAAAATTTAAATTTTTAATAAAAGAAATTGATAGTACCTTGCTATTTTTTCTTTGTGATATAGGTGTATTATAATTACTTGAACATACTTCATCATTTGAGTAGTGTTCTTTATTTTGTTCGTAAATTTTATACAAAATATAAATTATTAGAATACCTAGTAAAAATATTAAAAAATGTTTAAAATTTATATTTTTAAGTATATTCATTATGATAAATAGATATTTTATTTTTTGAAAACAAATTTAATTAGATTATGTGTGTTCCTTAAGTCTAAATTAACAATAATAATATATAATTATTAAACTTATAACTAATATTATTGGTAACAAAGAATTAATTATTTAATTATAAAAAATAATAATAGAAATAAGAAAAACAATTTATTTTACTAAAATACAAAAGTCAAACATTCTATTTATACAAAAATAATTAACAAGTTTAATTAAACAGACAAAAATAAAATTAAGAATTATGTTAATTTTTATTATTTGAAGTATCCATACAATCTTCGTCATAACATGTTTTATATCTTTTTTTATCTAAATCAATTGTTCTATCTAAATTAAAATATAACGAATCATCATTAATTGAATCTTTATCATATGTGCAATAAACATCATGTCCTCTTTGTCTTAATGATTCACAATCTCTATCAGAATATTGATAATTGTCATAGTTATTATTATGATTAGCAGTTGCTGAGTTAACTGCAACACCACTTCCCGTTCCAGTACTAGCTCCCAAAGAACTACTACTCATCATATATGGATCGACAAAAGATATTTGGAAATTTTCTTTATTCAAATATAAAGTTAAATATAATATAAAAAATACTAATAATAGTATAATAATTTTTTTTATCATATACTAAAATATTATAAAAAAATATTTTACATTTGTATTTTTATAAAACTATTTATCCTAGTAATAAATTTAGTAACACCAATAATTTTAGTAATTATATATTTGGTTTAATAATTTTTTAATTAATTTAAATCTAATTTTAAAGTAATTACGATTCATTTTCGTAACAAAGTTTCCAAACATTAAGCTGTGATGTTCTACCTGGGCGTTGACCTCTACCAATAATTTGCTTTGTCTTAGCTGGAGTCATAGAATGATAAATCACAATATCACTTGTATTTTCAAGATTAATACCACTTGCACAATATTCAGCATTAAGAAGCAAAATTTTAATACTTTCCGGTTCACTATTAGATAGTTTGTAATTTTTAACAATCTTATTAATTGTCGCTGTAGTTCCAATAACTCTTCTATAAGAAATTGTTTCATTTTCCAAAAAATCACAAATATTTTTAAAGGAATTATCGTAATCAGAAAAGATTAGCATTTTGAAATTTTCTTCATCTTTCTTTGAATTTATTAGATTTTCCAAATGTTTGAGTTTTGAAGGTAATTCTGTAGATTCTTTTTCTTCTTTTTTATCAGTAGAAACACTATCAGTAATTACACAAATATTCTTACTTGAAATTCTTGCTCTACAAAATGGACAATCACTTTTCTGAGAAAGCCAATATGTAATACATTCAACACAGAATTGAGTATTGCAACACATAGTAACTGATTTATTTTCAATATCATCATAACAAATAGTACAAAGGTTATTATCGTTTAGCTTTGATTTGATACCTTCAATCTTTATTTCAAGCTCAGTAATCTTTGTCTTAATCTTATCTAGTGATTCTTTCTTAGCATTTTCGCTTGAATAAATCATTTGAGATTTCATTTGAAGTTCAATCTTCTTATTTTTAAGTTTATCTTCAAAATCTTTAGTTACAGCCTCAATTAGGAAATTTTCAGAGAATTTCTTACAATTTAGAAGTTCAATAGCACCCTGAATATCCCCACCATTAATATGATTCATAATGTCTTGTGAAACAAAGTTTCCAAGAACATTGGCTACAACAGGGCTTTTTGACCTCAAAATATTAACAACATAATCTTGTAGTGAAAAGGCTTGCTTAATGAATTCGTCATCATTTTTAATTAGCAATAGCTTTCTAATACTATCCTCAATACCGCAGAAGAACCCAGATATAAACGACTTTATAATCGTGCTTGATACTCCTTTTATATATAGATAATTTGTAAAACCACCCGAATAACTGTAATAATCTGACAATTGTCCTGCTTCATTAGCATATTTTCGTTTACCGTGAGGATTACAAAGAACATCATATGTTGATGATACTAGCCAAAAAAAGTTAGAATTCAGAATACTCCCAGTAATTTTAATAGAATCGGCTTCATCAATAAACAAGCGAGAAAATACCATATTATAACAGTCGTTACTAATATCCTTATATTTTGTTGAACTAATCAAAATAATATCATAATCTTTTAGATTGTCTTTAGATTCTTCTTCTTTGAATTTATCTAGTGATTTTTTGTTAAAAATACCCAAATACTTAAGAGTTGTATGTGTTTCTATTGATGTAACCCATTGTTTATAAATATTATGTGGAACCAAAATAACATTTGTATTATCAAGGTTTTTAATACTACTATGTTGTTGATTATAACTAATATTTTGTTCATTTATATAACTAATATAACTATTACTATAATATTTAGGAATACATGTTTTTATTGATTTTTCTGTTTCAATAAGACCAAGAACTGATAATGTTTTACCACTACCAACTACATCACCAATAATTCCAATACGTGTTCTAATACTATAGCTTTCTTCATTATATGCTTCATTTGATGTATTTTCAAGAAGTCTACAACGATGTATAAGTGCCAATTGATGTTGTTTCAATGGAATTTTAATTCTACTTGGTTGTTCTATTCTTGGTGACTCAGCATCCAAAATAGTACAAGGTGAACTTTCGGTTTGAATTTGTGAAGTCATTTTGATTTATAATGTTAAATGATTTATAATTAATAATTTATTGAACACATTTAATTCAATTTTATTTTTTTTATTGTATTCAATTGTGAAAAATTTTTACACTATTGATTACATTTTTCCTACAAACAAAACATATATTTTCTTTTTCTTTTTTGAACCAACATGTATCGCAAAATATATGACCACATGGATTTAATACAATATTACATCTATTTTCAAAACATATATTACACAATAAGTCTGGATTAATTTTTTTCTTTAATTCATTAATATAAAACTGCTCTCTTGATTTAATTATAGAGTTAAGGTTATCTTTTATTTTTATTAAGTTATCTAATTTTTGTTTTTCAATTATATATGTATTTTGTATATTTTCTTTAGCGAAATTTATATTGTTAAGTTCAGTTATATGTTTATTTTTCATAACTCCATATATTAATTTTTCGGTTTTTGAATCTATTTTTGAAAATTTGTTTTCCAAAAATTCTAATAATTCAAATTCTTCTTGTGTTTTATCTTTTTTTAGACAAGTTAATTTATCCATTTAACTTAATTAAATATAATTTAATAAATTTAAGTATAAAAATCAATAAAATAAAAAAATAAACTTACAATTAAATAAACAAAGAATACAAGAGTATTAGTTAATTATTCAATTATACTAAACAAACAAACAAACAAACAAACAAACAAACAAATCTTATCTAATAAAAATACATAGATTTTTTTTTTAGTATTTAATAAACAGTATATTAATATATTATTAATATATTATTAATATTTAATATTTAATATTTAATATTTAATATTTAATAAACTGTTGGTTTTTTACAATATGCCTTAGATTTAAATGATGCAGATTCTTTGGCAGATACTCTTGAATAATCACTTGGACATTTAATTGGGCTTTTTTCAAAGCTATCAAAATCGTCTGGGTTTACTAATGTATCATAGTTTTTATCTGTACACCAACCTTTTGTATGAGACATAAATGAATTATATGGATTATGTGTGTTGCTAAATGGTGGACAATTGTGTCTATTATCCAAACCACTAAAATTTTCTCTCAATATTCTTTGTAAATTACCGATCAATACAATAAGTATAACTGCTAAGCAAATTATAATAAGTTCTTTCATAATTAATATATAAAAAGATAATATTTGTATGTCAAAATATAATACCTATTAACTAAATATATAATAATAACAACTAATTATGGTTCAATCAGTTTATCAAATAGTTCATCTTGATCAATATTTATAACATTTTTATTTTTATTATTTTTGGCATAATTATAGTCTTTATAAATAAAATACGAAATACCAAAAAGGTAATAAACTCCTAAAATAATATATAAGTAATACATAAAATTATAAACAAAAAATATCTTTATGTTTAAAAATTAAAAAAAAATTACTTTTTAGATATAATGAATTACGTAGATATTGAATTAGATGCGTATGAAATAGCAGACAAAATATTTTCAGATAACAACGAATTCAATAAAAACTTTAGTTTTGAAAATGTTGATACAAAAACATTTTTTGAAATGTTGTTAATAATAACATTAGAAGGACTTAAAAAATTTTATGGTAATAATGAAGGAAAAGTTGATATAACAATACTTAGTAAAGAAGATATTAATAAAATAAATAAATATTTAGAGAAGATAAATATAAAATTAATATTTACTATTTTGGATACATTAACATATACATTATATAATAGCAATGCTTTATTGGAAAATTTTACAGATGTTAATATAACGAATGATACAAAAATATCTTCATTAAACTATGTTATAAAAAAACATGAACTAAATTTGGTTTATATTGTAAACTTTGATTTTGTATAATAAATTAAATTAAATTAAACTGTTAATATTTACTTATTTTGTTTTCTGGACTTTCTACCTTTTTTAACAGATGTATTTTTCCTTGTTTTTGGTTTAGAACTCATAATTCCACTTGCTTTTTTAGCAAAATTAAATTTCTTTTTACCATCTGGTTGTTCAACAAAATAACCTATTGGGTCTCCAACAACACCCAATTTAAATGTTTCAGCATTATATAAATAATTCTTTTCTCCTTTTGGAGCCTTTTTAACAGCAAATTCTACAGCCTTACCTTTAATTGGTATTTTAATGAAAACTGGTTTCCATGAAGTAATTTTTGTTCTTCTTTCTCTTTCAAAGTCACCATGTTCTTCAGTAATATTAGGAACATATGAATATTCACGTAAAGGTTTTGAACCATAGCTAAAACATGTAAGTTGTTCTTTATCATCATTTATTTCTTCGTAATTTAAATTACAATCTACTGCAACTTCTTTAATTAATTTTAAGAAATCCTCCATAACTTCTAATTTCCTCATTGAAATATCATATAATACTTGATCAGAAGTTATACCACCCTTATCACTAGCAATTTGTTTATCAGATTTGAGTTGTGGTTTAGTGAATGTAGCAAGATATGTATAAATTTCAACGGTTCTATCTTTTGGTGGTAATTGAACGTGTGAACCAACCCTAACAGCTCTTCCTTTAACTTGTTTTGTTCTAACTGGATTCCAAAATGGTTCAATAATATGAACTTGTCTAACATTGTGTAAATCAATACCTTCAGCACCAGTTTTAGTAGTCATAAGAACTTTGATAACATCTCCTCTAAGATTGTTTTTACCAGATTCTTCAATTTGTCTTTTAAGAGAAAATGGTAATTCTTCAAAATCATTATTGTAAACTTTTCTAATAATATCACTTGTTTCTTCATCACCACCCCATAATGCGTATTTTGGTTTATCTACATCTTCTGGATTTTCAAATACTTGTACAAAATCATCATCTCCATTTTTTTCAATAAGGAATGGGGCATATCCATTAGCTTTTAAAACGATTTCAAGAGTAGCAATACCTTCAAGAGTTCTATATTCGGTATAAATAAATGATAAACCATTAACTTCTTTAATTTTATCAACAATAAGATTATATTTTGGAGAATATTTTAATAACTTATTAGTTTCATTTGCTTCAAGATAATTAGCCTTTTCATCGTCTAATTTTTTAAGTGTTTTTTCTTTAGCTTGTTCGTAGTTTTTCATTAGTTTTTTATCTTCGGTTTTAACTTCACCTTGCATGTCATCAACATCATATTCTGGGTCGGGTTCTGCTTCAAAATCTTGAATTCTTTTACTGATATCTTCTAATTCAGTGATTTTTTCTTTAACACCAACAATTTCATTGTTATTAGCATTTGTTTTTTGTAATAAATCTAATTTGGTTTTTAATTGTGTCAATTCAATATCAACTTTTGATTTTTCCACCATAGATTGTTTTAGTTGTTCATAATATTCTTTCTTTGATTCTTTACCCATTGTTTTTATGGCTTCTTTCAATACTAAATCGCCTGGAGTGGGTCTTGGGATTTCTTCTGGGAAAACAAAACTACAGTGCATCCTTGAATATGCCCTATAAGATGATTTTGAACCAAATAAATCGCCATCGTCATTATCTGATTTTGCCTTAGCTTTTGCTTCTCCTTTACCTTTATTCTTTGATTGTTTTTCTTGGTCAATTTCATCTTTTCTAACAATAGAATATTTTAAGAATTGATAATCACTCATAGGAACTTCTAATACCTCATTTTTGGTGACAGTAGGTAACAATTCTTTATTTTGAGTTTTATAATATGATACGAGCCCTAAAATTCTAGATTGGAAAAGCTTTGGATTTTTAACTTTATTTCTTGCTTCGTCATAAAACAAAGACATAAATTCTTCTTCGTTATTAGGGAAAGCTGTTTGTCTTTCTAATGATATTTTGGATACATAGCCATTATCACTAAATAATTGTGTCATTATATCAACAAAGGATTCATCATTAATATTAAGTTCAGATTTTTTAACACCATTACCAGTATTTTCAAAACCTTCTTGTATCTTTGTTAATTTAATTCTTTTATTTCTCTTATCAATGAAAAATTGGTCGACTAAAGAATGTTTTTCAATTATATCTTTTAATTTTTCAAATGAAATAGCGTTACCTTTTGGTGTTAATATAAATGTAAATGTTACCATAAAACCTCTTAATAAATTGAATAATTGTCCAGCTTCATATAAGTTATTAATCATAGGAGTACCAGAAAGGAAAACGCATTTAAGGTTTTTGGCTTCCATAATTAATTGTTTTAAATATTTACCTCTAATACCAGGACTTGCTTTTGCCATAGCATTAGATAAATTATGGACTTCATCAATTATTAACATTTTGTCATTTAAATATTCTTCGTCAACTAATTTTTTGAGTTTTGCTTCATTTAAACCATCTAAATGTAAAAATGAATATTTATTTTTAATCATTTCATTTATTTGTAAATTTAACATTTCTTGTTGGACACCAGATAATTCTTCAAAGTTAGGTTTCTTTTTAAAATCTACAAAGAAAGCTCCACCATTTTTCTTAATAACAGATTCAGGTATTTTGAGAAATTTTGCGTATAATTTGAGTTGAGTATTTGATTTTAGGTCATTAAATACCCAATGTTGATTAATTCTAAAGTATTCAAAACCACATTTCATCAAGTTAACAATAAAGTTTTTCTTTAAACTTTTATTTAATAATATAACTATTTTTCTACTGTCTCTGAATCCTTCTGCTATACCAATAGAAGCACATGTTTTACCAACACCAAGACCATGAAATAATAATAGACCTCTATATGGACTTTCAACTTGTAAATAATCTCTAACAAATTTTTGATGGTTAAAGAAATCAAACTTGGCACCTTTTTTGAATTTTACTGCACCTTTTTTTGAAACGTATTCTTTGTAGTTATCGAATACCCAATTTTGGAATGTTTTTCTATTTGGTAACTCCCATACTTTTGGAATAATATGTTTTTCGACTGGTAATTTATATTCATCACTAAGAGAATCATAATTAAATTTAGGATTATTTTTTACCATAAATTTCTTTTTCTCTACTGTTTTTGGCTCAACTGCCTTAGGGCTAACTGCCTTAGGGCTAACTGCCTTAGGGCTAACTGCCTTAGGGCTAACTGCCTTAGGGCTAACTGCCTTAGGGCTAACTGCCTTAGGGCTAACTGCCTTAGGGCTAACTGCCTTAGGTGAATCATAATTACAAAAAGCATATTTTTTCATTTTACGGTTTGAATCGACTTCAGTAGCGCACCAATCTCCATGAGCTCCTTTATAACATTCGTTATATTCTTGATCTTTATATTTAAAAGGAAATACACAAGGACCTAATTGAACATTTTTACCTGGTTTTAATTTTTTGCTTCCAGATTGTAATTTTGTATTAATCTTTTTTGTGCTCATATATAAATAAAATAGATTTTTATTAAAAATATTTAAGAAAACAATAGAAAAAAAAAAAATTGATTTAAGATTAAATTATACTGTTTATCATATAATGACCAGTGAAACTAAAGACTATAACAATATTGAAATTTCGAGCTTTGAGGATTTAGACCTCAAAGACAAGCTCCTTAGGGGCATTTATGCTTGTGGTTATGAAAAACCAAGTAGCATTCAAAAAAAGGCAATTTTGCCAGTAATAGATAAAAATGATGTAATTGCTCAGGCGCAATCAGGTACCGGAAAAACAGCTACATTTTCAATTGGTATGCTTCAAAATATTGATGAATCAGTACAAGAAACACAGGCATTGGTTTTGTCACATACACGCGAATTGTCACTACAGATTCTTGAAGTAGTTAAAAATTTGTCTTCTTATATGGGTATTTCATATAACTTATCTGTTGGTGGAACAACAATACGTGATAATATTGATGAACTCTTAAAGAATCCTCAAGTGGTTATTGGGACACCAGGTAGAGTTTTGGATATGATTAACAAGAAAGCACTAAATACAAGACAGTTGAAGATTTTGGTTGTTGATGAAGCAGATGAAATGTTATCGAAGATTTTTTCAAATCAGATTTATGATATTTTCCGATTTTTGCCAAATAATATTCAAGTAGGTTTGTTTTCAGCAACTATGACACCTGAATTCTTTAAGATTTCAAATAATTTTATGAGAGAACCAGTAAAAATTTTGGTAAAGAATGAGGAATTGACATTAGAGGGTATTAAACAGTTTTATATTAATATTGATAAGCAGGAATTTAAGTTTGAAACATTGTGTGATATTTACGAAGCATGCTCTATTTCTCAAACAATTATTTATTGTAATTCAAAGAGAACAGTTGATGAAATCTCAAAAAAGTTGGTTGATAATAACTTCTCAATTTCAAGTATTCATGGTGAAATGAGCCAAACAGAACGTAATGATATTATGCAGAGGTTTAGAAGTGGTGAAACTAGAATTCTTATTTCAACAGATTTATTGTCACGAGGTATTGATGTACAGCAAGTATCTCTTGTAATTAACTTTGATGTACCAAATAACCCAGAAAGTTATATTCATCGTATTGGTAGAAGTGGTAGATATGGAAGAAAGGGTGTAGCTATTAATTTTGTAACAGGTTATGATGTAAGAAAGATGGAAGAAATTGAAAAATATTATTCAACACAGGTTGATGAGTTGCCAATAAATTTCAAAGAGTTCTTGAGTTAAATTAGTAATAGAATCTATTTTAAAGTTTTAATAGAATCTATTTTAAAGTTTTAATAGAATCTATTTTAAAGTTTTAATAGAATCTATTTTAAAGTTTTAATTGAATCTATTTTTAAGTAATATTTAATTATATTTCTTAATTTAACTAAACAAAAAACCAAACTATTTATTTTAAATATTTTTTTTTATTTGTTTTTTTTTATTGATTTAAATATTTATATTTTATATTTTATAACTAATATGATTTTAATTGGCTGGGATGTTGGGATAAAAAATCTATCATATTGTGTGATAGAATATAATGAAGAAAAAAAGGAGTATAAAATCTTAGATTGGAATATAATTGATTTAAGAACAGATGGTACAGAACAAGAAGAAAATATTGTTGATGATATTAAAAAATCAAATGTAGAAGCTAAGTCAAAGGCTAAGGCTAAGGCTAAAGTTAATTCTAAAACAGCATGTTTAGAAGATAATGAAGATGAAAAAGAAAAAGAAAAACCAAAACCAAAAGCAAAAAAAAACCAAAAATGTTCAAAAATATCATTGAAAGACTTATCTAGAAATTTATATAAACAGCTTGAAGAAAACAACTATTTCTCTAATTTTGATTATGTAATTATTGAAAATCAACCAGTTTTAAAAAATCCAACAATGAAATCAATTCAAATGATTTTATATTCATATTTTTCATTCAAAAGTCTAAATATACAAAGTTTTAAAGATTTAATATTGATGAACGCTTCAAATAAATTAAAAGTTTATAAAGGAGAAGTAGATAAAGATGAAATGGATAAAATCAATAATTTAAAAAGTAAATACTCAAGGAATAAAAAGATATCTATATTACACACAAAATTAATATTGGAACATCATGAATTCAATAAAAATAATTGGATTGGATTTTTTGATAAAAACAAGAAAAAAGACGATTTAGCGGATTCATTTTTGATGATTTTATATTACTTAAAAAAAAATAAATTAATTTAATAATATATTAAATTGCGTTATATTAAAGAAATAAGTTTCTAGTATAATATAAATTAATTATGGAAGAAATAAATTTAAATTTTCAAAAAGATAACCATAGAAACCTAAACATGAATTCAAATTTGAATTCTAGAGTTAGTGATGTAAATATTATGAGGGATAGGGATGAGTCAGCTAATTTAGGAGTAGAACTACTTATGAATAAGAGCAAGGCTTCGTCATCTTCTGATTCTAATAAAGTTGAGGAATTTAGACCATCCGATCCAGTTGTTTTTTCCGAAAGTAAAACAAGGACACCATCTCCAAGTATAAGTGTAACAATGGATAATAATTTATCTTCGTCAAATTCATTAGATAATACAATAGATTTAAATGATATAGGTATATCATTTGATGATAATAATTATAATGACGTTAAATTAGATGATATAAATTTGGGTAACTCAAAGTCTTCTTCAAATAATAATTCATTTAGTAGTTACTCTAGAAATAATGTAACAGAAAATATTACTTCAATTGATTTAAATAACGATAATGACCTTAATTTAAATTTAGATTCTATTTTAAATGATGATAATAATTCAAATACAAATAATGAATATTCTTCATCAAATAATAATTATTCTGAACCAGAATATCGTTATGAAAAACCAAAAACATATGAAGAATTACAAAAAGAAAAAGCCGAATTTATTAGATTACTTGACAGATTAGAACAAAAGGGGATTCATGCTCATAAGAAATTTACAATGGAGTCTGATTATAATGAAGTTAAATCAGAAGTAGAAAGATTAACTAGACAAAGAGAATGTGACCAAAGTGTCAAATTTCAGCGTAAAATGTTAGTTGCATTTATAACAGCAATTGAGTTTTTAAATAATAAATTTGATCCATTAGATGTTAAATTAAATGGTTGGTCAGAAAGTATCCATGAAAATATCACAGATTATGATGATGTTTTTGAAGAACTACATGAGAAATATAAAGGTAAGGGAGAAATGGCACCAGAACTCAAGTTACTGTTAATGGTTGGTGGTAGTGGATTTATGTTCCACTTAACAAATACAATGTTTAAGACATCATTACCAGGAATGAATGATATTATGAGACAAAACCCAGATTTGATGAAACAATTTGCTTCTGCTGCTGCATCATCTGTTGGACAACAAAACCCTGGATTTTCTAATTTAATGGGTGGTATGTTTGGTGGTGGTGGAGGAGGACAACCAAGTGCTCCAAGACAACCTCCTCCTCCAAGAAAGGAAATGAATGGACCTCCAGATATTAATGATATATTGAACAATATGTCAAATTCTCCAAGAAGGACAAATATTGATATGGATTTAAACTCAAATTTTAGTGAAAGTGATGCTGAAGCAATAAAGCATTTGGATATAAAAACAGGAAGTAATAATAAAAGAAGTGTTAATTTAGATATTTAAATTAAAAATTAAATTAAATTTTTGAATAATTAAATTATAATTTTATAAAAAAAATAAATAGTAAAAATATATAGTGAATGCGTAATAAAGTACATCCAGCAGTTTGTAGATGTTCAAGATGTAAAAAAAATAATAAAGATTCAAATAAAGAATCTGGTTTTATTGGAAGAACATTATTTTTGATGGTTATTTTTTTGGTTGTATGTTTTTAATTAATACATTGTAAATTATTTTACATTATAACTGAATTATCATTATTGTAGTAAACTATACCATCTTCAAGTTTTATTGGGTTATTATTATGTTTAAATTTTTCAATTAAATTTTTCACATCTAATTTTAAGAAATTAAATATTTTTGATTCTTCATCAATATTTACACTGTCTATATTCTTATAACTATTATCATTATATATTTTATTGTGAATATCTAACTTTTTTGTTGATGTTAATACTAAAACTCTTAATCCTTTCATTTCATTTTCTTCTGATATTTCTTTTATTCTATATATTAAATCTTCTTGTTTAACATCAGATTTTGAATATTGTTGAGGTTGTGAGCTATTATTTTTAAGTTTACATAATCTTTTATCCATTTCACTACAGTTTATTGTATAATATTTATAAGAATCTAATTTACTATTACCAAGATTTTCATTAGATTTTTCAGTAGGATTACCAGTAGAATTGTCAGTAGGATTACCAGGAATATTAAAAACAAATATTTTATTATTTCCATCAAATTGTGTTAATTTTTCTCTTATTTTTATAATTAATTTATTTGGTTTAGTATTTTCATCATCATAAACTTTTATTAAATTATAATCAATAAATAACAAATTAAATCTTGATACAAATCGTTCTTTCGAAATAAAAATTTCTTCTAAAGATTGTTGGGTAACATTGTTTTGTGGACTAACTGAGTTTTGTGGTATAATTAAACTTTGTGGTCTATCTGCGATTTGTGTATGTGAGTTATTACTTTTATATATTTCTCTTTCTCTTTCTCTTTCTTTTTCTTTTTCTCTTTCTCTTTTTCTTTTTATTTCTCTTTCTCTTTCTCTTTCTCTTTCTCTTTCTCTTTCTCTTTCTTTTTCTCTTTCTCTTTCTCTTTCTTTTTCTCTTTCTCTTTTTCTTTTTCTTTCTTTTTCTTTTTCTCTTTCTCTTTCTATTTTTCTTTCTTTTTCTCTTTCTCTTTCTCTTTCTCTTTCTCTTTCTCTTTCTCTTTCTCTTTTTCTTTTTCTTTCTTTTTCTCTTTCTCTTTCTCTTTCTCTTTCTATTTCTCTTTCTTTTTGTTCTTTTAACTCATCCTTTTGTTTTTTTATTTTTTTTTCTAATTCTTTAGTTTTTTCAGAATCGTCATGAGTCTCTTTTAATTTTTCTTTTAATTCTTTTCTTTCTTCTCTTAATTTTTGTATTTTTTCCTCTAATTTTTTAGTTTTTTCTGCTTCTTCGGGTTTAACTTCTTCTTTTGGAGTTTCTTGTTTAACT